CAAGTGCATATTTCCGCATCAATGTTTACAACGCAGCAGGGACGCTATTGAATTAATATGACAACGGTGATTCAATTAAAAAGAAGCGAAACTGCTAATGCTGTTCCCACTGCAGGGCAAATTGCAGTCGGAGAACTTGCAGTAAACTTAGCAGACGGAACACTATACTCTAAAAAAACCGATGGAAGTATTATTGAAGTGGGTGGATATAATCCAGATTTCTTTACTATTCCAGGAACAATCGATCTGGGTGATCTCGCAGGGGTAAATCCTACAGTGTATGACATGGGTGCATTATAAATAGTCCCAAAGAGGACAAGATATGGCAATTTCTTCAAGACAAGGTTTAATAGATTACTGCTTGCGCAGACTTGGGTTTCCAGTAATCGAAATTAATGTGGACGATGATCAAGTAGAAGATCGCATCGATGACGCATTACAGTATTTTCAAGAGTATCATTTCGACGGTGTTGAAAGACTCTATCTCACACACAAAGTTACCACCGCAGAACTGAAATTTTCAGGATTGTCTACACCCTCGTTCGAAAACAACGAGATGTTAGTCGGCAATACTTCAGGTGCGACATGTATCTTATATACAATATCTGGAACTACTGCGAGAATAACTAACGTAAAGGGTGCGTTCACAGCAGGTGAAACTGTTACTGGTTCTACCTCAGGATTCAGTAGAGCAATCGCATCCACAAGTTTCTATACTCCAGGAGATATTCAAAACGGTTATCTCCCGCTCCCTGATTCGGTAATCGGTGTTATCCGTGTTCTACCAGTCAATGGTCCAAGTTCTGGTATGAACAATCGCAACAACATGTTCGATCTTATCTATCAATTCCGCTTAAATGACATGTATAATCTGCTGTCTGCTGACATGGTTTATTACACGCAAGTCCAACAGCATCTATCAATGCTCGACATGCTTCTAGTCGGCGATCGTTCATTCAAATACAATCGTAAAATGGACAAGATGTATATCGACATGAATTGGGAAGAGGTATTAAATCCTGATGACTTTATTGTCATTGAGTGCTATCGTATCTTAGATCCTTCGACATACACACAAGTCTACGATGACATGTTCCTCAAGCGTTATGCTACTGCACTGATCAAACGTCAGTGGGGCGAGAACATGAAGAAGTTTGGTGGTATCCAACTTCCTGGGGGTGTCATTCTAAACGGTAGAGAGATCTACGAAGAAGCAGTCGAAGAAATAACGACAATCGAGAACGAAATGCAATTGAAGTCAGAGTTGCCTGTCGATTTCATGGTTGGATAAGACATGCCAACGAACTTCTATTTTCAATCTGGTAATACATCTGGAACCACAAACGAACAACGTTTGGTGGAAGATCTTGTCATTGAAAGTTTGAAGATCTACGGTCACGATGTTTATTATCTTCCAAAACAAACAGGTAATTTGGACGGTATCCTAGGCGAAGATGCACTTCAGTATTTTGATCAAGCATATCCTCTCGAAATGTATCTTGAGAACGTTCAAGGTTTCGAAGGCGAAGGCGAACTGTTCACAAAGTTCGGATTTGAATTTAGATCTTCGGCAACCTTCGTTGTTGCCAAAAGACGTTGGGAAGAGGGTGTTGCTCAGAATGCGACATTAGAATTACCTGGAAGACCAGCAGAAGGCGATCTACTTTACTTCTCGAAAACCAAAACATTTTTCGTGATCAAGTATGTTGACTTCTTAAATCCATTCTATCAACTCGGCAAGATTTATACATACAAACTGCAATGTGATGTCTTCGAATTCAGTTCGGAAAGAATTGATACAGGAATCGAAGAAATCGATTCTCTAACAGACAAATCAAATCAAGATGTTTACAGATTCCAACTGCTTCAACAGTCAGGGGACTTTGTTCTAAACTCCAGTGATGATTCAATTATCCTCGAGGTATATGCATCCGCAGACACAGATCCACAATCAGATAATGATGAATTCGAGGAAGAAGCAGAAGGTATTCTAGACTTCAGCGCATTCAATCCATTCGGTGAGGTACAGAAAAGAGCATAATGTTTTTACGTCAACACTTTTATCATCAACACATCAGAAAAGCAATTATTGCTTTCGGCACAATTTTCAATCAGATTTCAGTTAAGAGATACAATTCTGATCAGGAAGTCGTGCAATCTGTTCGTGTTCCTTTGGCATATTCACCAAAAAATAAATTTCTCGCTCGTATTGCAGAAGTTCCAACAACGACTACACAGGCAACGGCAATTATACTACCGCGAATGGGGTTTGAGATAACAGGATTGCAATACAATCCTGCGAGAAAGATTAACTTGCTAACTAAGAACGTAGCAATCGGTCAAGGCGATGACCCTAACATGCTTCGAACTCAATTCACAAGCACACCATACGACATGAATATTTCACTGTATGCAATGGCAAAGAATCAGGATGATGGGTTACAGATTATTGAACAAATAATTCCGTTCTTCAATCCTGACTTCTGTGTTACCATAACTGACATTCCCGCAATGGGAATTAAGAGAGATCTTCAGATAGTTCTTGATTCTATCAATTATGAAGATGATTATGCTGGCGATTACATGCAAAGACGTTCGATTGTTTGGACGCTAAACTTTACGCTTGGATTAAACCTATATGGTCCAGTCGAGGAGCAAGGGATTATCCGAAAAGCAATCGCGAATACATATACGGATATTGAAAAACCTACGTATGAGCAAAAATATCAAGTAACAACAAATCCAGGTACTGCTGCAGTAACTGATGACTGGGATTATGTGGAGCAATTCGATGAATTTTTCGAACAAGGGTAACTATCAAGATCTTGACGATCTTTTTGGAACTGAAACAACAAAGATCCCAGAACCAGTTGAAGTAATTGAAGTGGAAACTCTTCCGGCAACTACGACTGCATCTGCAGTTCCAGCAGTCATCGAATCCACTGGTAATGACATTGAAGATGATTATAATGTTGCTCGCAATAAACTAAATGAATTGATTGACACAAGTCAACGAGCATTGGAAGGTATGTTAAACGTTGCGCTTGCAAGCGACAGTCCTCGTGCCTATGAAGTCGTTGGACAGTTGATCAAAACAACTGGTGATACTGCTAAAGATCTTATGGATCTTCAGGCGAGAAAGAAAAAAGTTCTTCAGGATGATAGCAAGAAAACTCAGCAAATCGACACGCAGAATAACATTATCTTTTCCGGAAGCACCCAAGATTTACTCAAAGCATTGAAAGCAGAGAAAGCAAAAGTTATAGAACATGATAGTTGAGGAATCCTCGTATCACGGTAATATTAATTTAAAACCGATTGGATACAAACACAATTTTACTCCGGAGCAATTGACAGAACTCGCGTTGTGCGAGGAAGATCCAATTTACTTCATTGAGAATTATTGCATGATCGTGTCGCTCGACGAAGGTCTCATTCCATTCAAACTCTATGACTGCCAGAAGCGCAAAGTCCACCATATTCTAGACAATCGTAAAGCGATTCTCATGGAAGGTCGTCAGCAAGGTAAGACTATCACATCTGCTGCTTGTATCCTGTGGTACACACTGTTTCAAGATGCAAAAACTGTTGCTATTCTTGCGAACAAGACTTCTGCTGCACGCGAAGTCATGAATCGCTATCAAGGTATGTTCGAGAACTTGCCTCTCTGGATGCAGCAGGGTGTAAAGACTTGGAACAAGGGCGACGTTGAATTAGAAAACGGATCCAAGGTCTTCACTGCTGCTACGACTGCCTCTGGTATTCGTGGTAAGTCTGTTAACTGGTTGTATATCGACGAAGCAGCGATTATTCCAAACACGGTTGCCGAGCAGTTCTTCGCCTCAGTTTATCCTACAATTTCTGCTGGTCAAACAACCAAGATTCTATTGACATCAACACCTCTGGGGTATAACCACTTCTGGAAATTCTGGAATGAAGCAGAAAAAGGTGTCAATGGTTTCAAACCCATGTTCATCCCATACACTGAAATTCCTGGGCGTGATGAAGAGTGGGCAGAAGAGCAACTCAAGATGCTCGGCGAGTTGAAATTCAACCAAGAAGTTCTCTGTAATTTCCTTGGTTCGAGCAACACCCTTGTGAATGCACATACTCTTGGAGCGATGAGTTCTATTGACCCTATATACATGAAGGATGGTCTAGATATCTTCGAGGATCCGATCCCAGAGCATACTTATGTTATGGGTGTTGATACTGCAAGAGGTATAGGTGGTGATTATTCTGCATTTACTGTAGTTGATGCTACCTCTGTTCCTTATAAACTAGTCGCTAAATACCGCAACAATAAAATACCACCGATGTTATATCCTAACATTGTAAACAAAGTGGCAAGAGATTTTAATAATGCATATGTAATGATTGAAATTAACGATATCGGTCAACAAGTCGCCGATATTTTACATGCAGAATTAGAATATGATAATATTTTAACAACATCTAAAGATACAAATAAACAATATCTTTCTCCAGGATTTGGTAGAGCAACCCAAATGGGTGTTCGAATGACTAAGCAAGTTAAAAGGCAAGGTTGTTTCACACTCAAGTCTCTGATGGAAGAAAAGAAGTTACTTATTTTTGATGCAGATACCATCTCAGAGTTCTCCACCTTCATCGAAAAGATGGGAACTTGGATGGCAGATGAAGGTTATTTTGATGACTTGGTGATGAGTTTAGTTATGTTTGCATGGGTAACCAGCAATACATATTTCACAGATCTGACAGATATTGACATTAGAAAAAAGTTATATGATGGTCAGATGAAACAGATAGAAGAAGAACTGACACCATTTGGTATAATAATGAATGGCACTGAAGAAGAAGTTTTTGTTGATAGTGGAGACTTATGGTCTGTTGATACTACACCCACCAAGCGTGGATGGATGTAAAGTAGACATATTATAAATAAGTTTATAACAAAAAAGACAGTGGTTTTTGTCAGTTTTATTACACAAGGAGAAGAAAATGGCATTTCAATTATCGCCAGGAGTCCTAGTTACTGAAAAGGATCTAACTAACGTCGTACCAGCAGTCTCAAGTTCTGCTGGTGGATACGTTGGTTACTTCCTCTGGGGACCTGTAAACGAAATTCAAACAGTTTCGTCAGAAAACCAACTCGTCCGCGAGTTTGGTAAACCAACAAGCACTACTACAGTGCACTTCCACACTGCTGCTAACTTTCTTGGTTACGGCAACAACCTGCAACTAGTTCGCACAGTCGGCACAGCAGCAAGAAACGCTGTTGCTTCTGGCACAGCAGTTGCAATTAATAACCAAGATGTTTATGACGCATCTTATGCTAATGGTGAAGGATCAGTTGGTCCAGTTGCTGCTAAGTATCCAGGTACTGTTGGTAACTCGCTTAAGATTAGCATCTGTGATGGTGCGAATTTCGACGGGTGGGAATACGAAACACAGTTTGATGGCACACCATCAACCTCAACTTTCGCAACATCAAAGGGTGCATCGGGCGACGAAGTTCACGTAATCGTGGTCGACGAAGATGGCGCATTCAGCGGAACTGCAGGAACAGTTCTAGAAAAGTTCCCATTCCTCTCGGTTGCGTCTGACGCAAAATCGAGCGATGGTGCTTCTATCTACTATAAGAACGTAATTAACGCCCAATCAAAGTATGTGTGGTGGATGGATCACCCAACACAAGCAGCAGATGAAGATCTTGCATGGGGTGCTGCTGCATCGGCAGGTGTTTATCACACTCTCGCTGCTGCAACAGACGATTCACTAGGCGGTGGTGTTGACGCAGCACCTGCTTCGGGCGACCTCAACGTTGGTTACGATCTGTTCGCCAATAAGGAACTAGTTGATGTTTCGCTTCTTCTGACTGGCGGTCATGCTGTTGCTGTTGCTCAGCATGTTATTGATAACGTTGTTCTAGATCGTCTTGACTGTGTTGCGTTCCTTTCACCACCTCTTGCAGCAGTGCAAAATAATGCTGGTGATGAAGCGGACGATATCGTAACATACAGAAACACAACTCTTGATCGGTCGACTTCATACGCTGTTATGGATTCAGGTTGGAAAGTTCAATACGACAAGTATAATGACATCTATGTTAACATTCCTCTGAATGCTGACACTGCAGGTCTTTGTGCTCGTACTGATCAAACCAATGACCCATGGTGGTCACCTGCTGGTTTCAATCGTGGCGCAATTAAGAACTGCGTGAAACTTCTGTTCTCACCAAACCAAACAGATCGTGATACTCTTTACAAGAATGGCATCAACCCAGTTGTGTCGTTCCCAGGACAGGGTGTTGTTCTTTATGGTGACAAGACGCTTCTTGCAAAACCATCGGCATTCGATCGTATCAATGTTCGTCGTCTATTCATCGTTCTCGAGAAGGCAATCGCAACTGCTGCTAAGTTCCAGTTGTTCGAATTCAACGATGTCTTCACTCGTGCACAGTTCAAGTCACTAGTTGAACCATTCCTCCGCGATGTTCGTGGTCGCCGTGGTATCTATGACTTCCGTGTTGTGTGTGACGAATCAAATAACACTGGCGAAGTAATTGACCGCAATGAGTTTGTTGCAGATATCTACATCAAACCTGCTAAGTCGATCAACTTCATCTACCTTAACTTCATCGCAACTCGTACCTCGGTATCGTTCGAAGAAGTTGGTGCCTAATAACCCGAATAAATAGAATTATAGGAGAAATCTAATATGGATATTTCA